TTTGGATAGGTCGTTGTTTCGGTCATGAGAAGCCCTCTTCAAGGTTGACGGTGACTCCACACTCTTCCCATAGGCGGTGAGCGTAGAGCCTGCGAAGCTCACGGCAGTCGCTGGCTTTTAGCCAGTTGTTATGCCGTGCGAAATAAGTTTCGCGTGTAGTTTCCCAGCAGTAGCCGGTATAAAGCAGTTCACTGGGAACAGCTTTGACTGGTGACTTGTACATCATCTGCGACGCTTGTGAAACAAATAGGTCAGTTTGATGTCTAACTGGCAGATGGCGTGCCCCCAACTGCCGGGTTCAGGCTGCCAATCTGGGTCATGTTCGTTGCGTACTTGCCGCACGACTTCATAAAGCAGATCAAGCTCGGTGCTGTTGAAGGTGCAAACGTATTCGCGGTTCATCGGATGACGGATTGCTGAACGCCTGAGTGTGTGGTGGAAGGCTGTCTGCTGGCTTCAATGCCGATCATGGCAAAGGCGGTAGCAGCAAACAGAAAGCAGATGAAATTGTTGACAACGTTCAGCCTGCGGTTAGTAGCTGTTCCACGCGTCCGCCTGCGGGACGTATTCGACATGGAACGTCGCGCCCTTGATGGTGCAGGCACGCTTGAGAAGGTCAAGCTTGTCGTATGCGCCAGCTTCGAGAAACGCGGCAGATCCAGTTGGCGCGGTGCGTGTTCCGTATTCATCGGTGATGGTGCAGAAGATTTCATACATGTGCTGAATTGTGGGAAGTCCGGGGCTCGTCGCCTCCGGTGTCAGCAGTATGGAGCAAAACAAGCTGGATTGCAAGCTGTTTTCCACTGGATTCAGCAGATTTGCCGAAATCAGTCCGCGCCGTGCTTCAGCCCTGGGAACTGCCCGCTTTTGCTACGTCCACTTTTCCCGGCACGCCTGCGCCCTAGCCGTTCGTATTTCAGCTCGCTATCTTGCTGCGCCTGCTCGACTGCCTCGTGGTAGCCCGGCGGTGCCAGATCAGGGCGCTGCCGAAAAATGGCATCCCAGTCCAGCTCCTTACTCATTAGATCAGAACGGGCAGTTTTCCAGTTTGAACGCATCCCACGCATCCACCCAAGCCCCTAGGCATTCGTCCGGTTCGCTCTGGATCAGGCGGCAGCGCCCTGGACCAACAACGACGGTGTAACACCAGTCCACTCGGACCTTTGGATGGTGGTCGATCAGCATGGCTAGGTAGCCGCCAAGCTGAGCTACGGCAGGCTTGCGCTGGCTGACACCGCTGTCGCTGCCTACGGTTTTCAGGTCTCCTAGCGCCACTTTGCCGTTACTGGTGCGGAGCAAAAAGTCAAAGCTGCCGCCAATCCCCTTCCGCGCATCGCATAGCCGGTACTCGACTGCTAGCGGATCGCTATCCCGCAGCAGCCAGCAGTCCTGCAGTTCCGTCGTCCACTCGCTGTAATCAGTTTCTGGCAGTTCCTGCCCGGTCAGCATCGCCTCACAGAAAGCGTGAACGGCATTGCCGCGCGGTGCCCAGACGTGTTTTGTGCGCTCGAACTGGGCAGCCTGCTCAGGGCTGACACGGTTGGTGACCTTAGAAACGGAGAACGGCAGCCAACGCCCCTTATAGCGGTAACGGTGCAAATCCGCGTTGAAATCAAGGTCAGGGATGGGCGAAAGCAAGTTGCCGGCTCGGGTAGCGCATGGCATAATAGCGCGGTTTCAACTGGGAATCAACACCCATGCCCATCGGAAAAGCTGTCAGCATCTGCATTGATGCCACCATCCTCAGCCAGGTAGATGCCATCCAGCCATCGCATCTAACCCGTAAAGCATTTGTCAATCAGCTAGTGCTAGAGGCAGTGCAACAAAGAGAGCAGCGTCCAGCCCGGATGCCTGTTTCGCTGGCAGAATAAAAAACGCCCAGCGGGGACAAGCCGCTAGGCGCCACACCAAAACACCCAGCCACTTTACATGACAACGGAACAGTACGGACGTCGCCCAAAAGCCTTTTCACTCATACCCAACGAAATCCTTGATACAGCCCCCGACTATCACATCCCGATGGTCTGGTGTGCTATCTGGCGCCATGGAAACGGCAGCGATGAAGGTTGCTGGGCGTCTGTTGATCGACTGTCCAAGGTTGCTCGCATCGGGCGTGATCGCACCAGATCGGCAATCAAATGGCTCCGTGAAAACGGCTGGTTAGTTGCTGAGGAACGCCCCGGATACACGACCAGATACCTATGCACGTTGGAGGGCGGCGTGCGGGGAATGGACGGTGCGCTGCCCCTGAATTCGCCTGAGCGGGCACCCCTACTGGACACCAGGACCCCTCCTGGGCGGCAGCAGGGGTACCCCTCCTGGGCACCAGTAGGCGAACAAGATCCCCTTGAACAAGATCCCAACAGCCTTTCGTCTTCCGGTATTTCTGACGAAATACCTACAGACGAAGCTGCAAACGAGTTTTGCAGCAGTGTTTCCGATGGTTTTTGCTTGACCCCACCAGGCGAGCCAGCAGCCCCCAAACGCAAGCCGCGTGCCAAGGGCGACGAGCAGTTCGAGCAGTTCTGGAAGCTGTACCTATCAGCCCCCGTCCGTGCGGCAAGCCAATCCAAGCCGCGTGCGCTCCAGCAGTGGCAGAAAACAGTCCGGACCGAATCGCCCGCAACTCTGCTGCAGGCATTGGAAACTGAACTCGCTCACCAGCGTGCGGCTGGCGGCACGTTCGTCTGCCCGCTACCCGACTGCTTCCGTTGGCTGCGCGACGAACGCTACGCGCACGTCGATGAGCGCCCGATCACCACTGCAAACTCAATCCCTGATGTCATCCGGTGAAACTGTTCAGCCCTGAAGCAAAAAATCATTTCGTCTTCGCCGTACTGCCTAAAGCAGCGAAGGAAGGCACCGCCCCAGCGTTCCGCACCGTCGATGCCTACGACTTCGAGGAGGCTGAGCGCAAGCTGGACAAGCACCAGCTACGCAACGCCTACCCCTACGTCATGGGGCGCTACGACGAATTCGGCAGGTACATGACCTACAAGCCCCCCATCGAGGGCAACAGCCCTGGCAGGTTCGTGCTGCACCCGTTCGCTGAGGAAGAGCGCCAACGCGAGGAGGCGTTCGCCTGATGCCGCTGAAACGCATTTCCAGTGAGCACGGTGCCCGCGAGCTGCTGGAGCGCCTCGTCGCTGCAGGACGCTGCACCCTTGAAGATTTCGACAGCCCACCGCCTGGGCATACCAACCCAAGCGCCTACCGCAACCTGTTACGCGACCCGGAGCACTACGCCAGCCCGCACGTCCAGGTCACCGACCCGCGAGACTTCCAGCCAGAACCAACCGAAAACCCGCTTCCCTACTGAGCTATGAGCGAAAAGCGCACCGCCGTCAAGGTCGGGCTAACGCCAGCAGAAAACGAGCACATCACCCGGCAAGCACAGGCGCTAGGCATGGATCGCTCCACGCTGATGCGTCTGCGGGCGCTAGGTGACCCTGCAGTCGCCTCGAATGCCGCTGCGGCGCCCCTCACCCTCAACGGCTACCACCGCGCCGTACAGGCTGCACTAGCCGCCTCTCGTGGTTGCGCACCACGCCCGATCATCGAAGCCATTGCCGCTGCTGTTATCAACACCATTCATGCCAAGCCGCAAACGCCCCAAACCCGACCCGCAGGAGCTGCTCACACTGATGGATGACTACCTCACTGCCCTTTACCGCGACCGCCATGACCCCACGCGACCGCCTGAACTCCCTAGTCGAATCAGCCGCTTCATCCGTCCAGGCGACTGTGGAAAACTTGTCTAGCGGCGAAATCAAGGTCTGCGTAGGCGACACCTGCGGCACCGTTTCCTCGCACCACCTTGTCGAACCCAAAATCAACCAACTACGCTCTTTGCAAAATCCTTAATTTCGCTGATACAATCTCAGCACGCACTAAAACTAGGTCTTGTGACCTCGATCAATAACCTAAAATCCGATCACAAAAACGCTCGCAAGCGTACTGATCGCTCCGCCAAACTGATCGCTGAATCTCTTCAGCGTTACGGTGCAGCCCGTAGCATCGTCATCGACGAAGACAATCGCATCCTTGCTGGCAACGGCACCATCGAAGGCGCCAAGCAAGCTGGCATCAAAAATGTCCGCGTTATCGAAACAGACGGCAGCGAAATTATCGCCGTCAAGCGCACCGGATTAACCGAAGACGAAAAGGTAGGACTCGCGCTTGCAGATAACAGATCCAGCGATCTCTCGGACTGGGATGCCGAGATGCTGCAGCAGCTCAGTGAAGAGCACGACATCGCCCCATGGTTTGAGCAGGAAGACTTGGACGCTCTGCTGCAAGAAGCCGAGCAGCTAGAGCCTGTTGAAGGCAACACAGACCCTGACGAGGTGCCTGAGGCACCCGATGACCCAATCACCAAGCCAGGCGACCTTTGGATCCTCGGCAATCACCGCCTGCTCTGCGGTGACAGCACCAACATTCAGCACGTTGAACGCCTCATGAATGGGCAGAAGGCGGACATGGTGTTCACTGATCCGCCATATGGCGTCAGCTATGAAGGTGGTCACAACAAGAAGAAACGGGATCAAATCAAAAACGATGCCCTTGAAGGCTCTGACTTAACAAGCCTTTTTGCCGATGCGCTTGCTTCTGGCTTGGCTGTTACAGCAGATCACGCAGCCTTCTATGTCTGGTTTGCATCTGGGAAAAGTGTCGAAACATTTGCCTCGTTCGCAAAGCTTCCCCTTGAGCTGCGAGCTGTAATCCAGTGGTACAAGGTCAGATCTGGGTTAGGCGCCTTCATGGCTCAATACATTCCTAATTGCGAACCCTGTATCTACGCTTTTAAATCAGGTTGTTCCCCGCAGTGGTTCGGCCCTTCTGACGAGAAGACGGTATGGGAATTACAAAAAGAATCCACTAATAAGTACCACCCCACACAAAAACCAGTCGAACTACCTCGCCGCGCTTTGCGTAACAGCAGCAAGCCAGGTCAATTAATACTTGACCTTTTTGGTGGATCAGGCGCAACACTTATTGCTTGCGAGCAAGATCACCGCCACGCTCGCCTCATGGAACTTGACCCCGCCTACTGCGACGTGATCGTCAAGCGCTGGGAAGACTTCACAGGCAATAAAGCTATCCTTGAAGAATCACCGGAGGCCTTCTAATGGCTCCTCCAAGAGGCACTAAACAAGAAACAATCGACCGCGCTAACCGCTTCGCTCGCATCATCGCTAGCGGCGGTAGACGCTCAGATTGCATTCGATACGCCTCCGAAAACTGGGGGGTTGGTCCACGTTCCTGTGATCAATACCTCAAGATCGCACGCGAACAGTTAAAGGCTGACTGGGACATCGAACGCCCGCAGATGATCGCTGACTTGCTCTCCCAATGCAGCACTCTGCAGATGGAGGCACGTCGCGCTGGGCAATATCACATCGCCTTGGGCGCCATTAACACCGCTGCCAGACTGGCGCAGCTCTGCTCGTGAGCATCCTGTCTGCGCTGCCAGAAGGTCATGTCTTACAGCAGCTCAACCATTCTGGCGAGCTGATTGACACCGACCAACTGCTGCAGCGCATTCATGCTGACCTACACCCTGGACAACTTGCTTTCGTTACCGATCATCAAACACAGATCATCGGTATTAGCGCAGGCTACGGCGCAGGTAAAACGCGAGCCCTAGCCGCGAAAGCAGTCACTCTTGCTGCCGCTAACCAAGGTTTTATTGGTTGCGTCATGGAACCAACCGGACCTTTGATCCGTGATATCTGGCAAAACGACTTCGAAGATTTCCTAGAGCACTACGACATCCCATATACCTTCCGCGCCAGCCCGCTGCCGGAATACATGCTCCACCTGCCAGGTGGTGACACAAAGATCCTGTGCCGTAGCTTTGAGAACTGGTCACGCATCATCGGTCTGAACCTTGCCTGGGTATTGGCAGACGAGATTGACACCGTGACACCTGCTATTGCCAATAAAGCGTTTCCCAAGATCCTCGGTCGCTTACGTTCCGGTAACGTCCGACAGTTTGGTGCCGCATCAACGCCTGAAGGCTTCCGCTGGATGTGGACAACCTTTGGCAGCGAGGAAGCTCAAACTAGAGAGGATCGCAAGCTGATCAAAATGCGATCTGTCGATAACCCGCACCTACCACCGGACTTCATCGAACGCCTTGAAGCGAACTACGATCCAACGCTGCTCAAGGCTTACTTAGACGGTGAGTTCGTCAACCTCACCACCGGCACGGTCTACGACAGATTCGACCGCACCAAGCACGTCATCAGCAAGCTGCCAGACACTGAGCGTGAACCGCTACGCATTGGCGTTGACTTCAACGTCGGCAACATGTCCGCTGTTATCGGCGTCAAGCTGAACAACACACTGTTCGTGATCGACGAGATCAGTGGTGCTCACGACACAGACAGCCTCGCGCAACAGATCAAAGCACGCTACCCAGACCGCAGAACCTACGTTTACCCTGACGCCTCCGGCGGCAACCGCAGCACCAACGCCAGCCAAACCGACATTCAGATCCTGGAGTCCTACGGCATGGCAAACCAGTCGCCACGCGCTAACCCGCCAGTCAGGGACAGGGTTTCCGCTGTGCAAGCGCTACTAGAGAACGGGAAGGGACAGGTCAGGTTGCAGATCAGTGCAAGCTGCAAGCGAATGATCGAATGCCTGGAGCTGCAGTGTTACACCGAAAAAGGTGACCCGGATAAGGATTCAGGGCACGACCACATGAATGATGCCCTTGGCTACCTAGTTTGGCGTGAGTTCAACCCGCTTCACATGGGCGCTGGTAGATCTACTGGTATCCGCCTGTATTAGTGCTACCCTAAACAGCGTTCGCTTCACCCCTACTCATGCTCAAGGGTTCAGAACTACTCGCCAAGGTCAAGGAACTCAAAGATCTCAACAAATCAGATCTTGTCCGCGAGTGTGGCTACACCGATAAGAACGGCAAGCTCTGCTACACCGCCTTCTACGAAGCACTGCTGGAAGCCAAGGGCTTTGAGATGAAGTCCAGCGGCAAACGCGGTCGTGCCTTGACTTATAAGACCAAGGTGCAGTTCAACGGCAAGCTGCAGATCGGTGAAGGCTACGTTCAGGAGATGGGTTTCAAGCCTGGTGACGAGTTTGAGATCAAGATTGGTCGCAAGTCTGTCACCCTGCAGGCTGCCTCTACATCTGCTGATGTGGCTGTAGCTGTTTGATTCAATGGGGGTTGGCTAATGCCAGCCCCTAAACTTTGATTATCGAAGCGGCGCCATGTACTCAGGGTATAACTTCTACGACCGCCCCACTGCGCGTCGCACCGTCACCAAAGTCAACGATGCCAATACTGCTTGGTACGCGCAGGAACCTCACTGGATCCTGATTGAAGACCTGCTGCAGGGCACCTATGGGATGCGTCGTAAGCATCGCCGCTACCTGCCGCAAGAACCACGCGAGCTAGACGAAAGCTACGACAACAGACTTGCTCGCAGTGTTGTGCCGCCGTATTACGTCCGCCTTGAACGGATGCTGGCTGGCATGTTAACCCGCAAGCCTGTCCGGTTAAACGATGTATCTGACATCGTGCGCGAACAGCTGTTCGACGTTGACTTATTAGGTAACGACCTCAACGTCTGGACTTATGAAACAGCACGAAAGATGGTGCGTTACGGGCATGTTGGCGTGCTTGTGGATGCTCCTGCTGCTGGTGAAAATGGACGACCGTATTGGGTCAGCTATACGCCACGCGAAATCCTCGGCTGGCGCACAGAACTAAAGGATGGGGCACAGCAGCTCAGTCAGCTTCGCCTGTTAGAAAAGGTCATCGTCAACGATGGCGAATATGGCGAGAAGGAAGTCGAACAGGTGCGCGTGCTAACGCCTGGTGCATTTGAACTGCATCGCCGTGATGAAAAGTCTGGCGACTTCCAAGTATTCGATAGCGGTAGTACATCACTAAGCGAAATCCCGTTCAGCGTTGCCTACTCAAACCGCGTCAACTTCATGGAATCACGCCCGCCGATGGAAGACATCGCGGAGCTAAACCTAAAGGCTTATCAGGTGCAGTCTGATCTAGACAACCAGCTGCATATCTGCGCGGTGCCAATGCTTGCATTTTTTGGCTTCCCATCTGCTGCAGAGGAAGTATCTGCTGGTCCTGGTGAAGCAATTGCATTCCCGGCAGAAGGCAAAGCAGAATACATCGAGCCCAGCGGCAACAGTTTTGATTCGCAGTTCCGCAGGCTGGAACAGATTGCCTACCAGATCAACGAGTTAGGTCTGTCTGCTGTGCTCGGTCAGAAGCTATCAGCAGAAACTGCAGAAGCCAAGCGCATCGACCGCAGCCAGGGTGACAGCACCATGATGGTGATCGCGCAAAACATGCAAGATCTCATCGATAACTGCCTGACCTATCACGCTGAGTACCTGAACATCACTGAGGTTGGCAGCAGCTACGTTAACCGCGACTTCCTCGGCGCACGTCTTGAACCTGCAGACATTCAAGCCCTGCTACAGCTCTACACCGCTGGCACCATCACGCAAGAAACGCTGCTGCAAAACCTTGCTGATGGCGAGGTATTAGGTGACGACTTCGACGTAGAGCAAGAAGTTGAAGCCACACAATCTGGTGGCATGATCGAAATGGCAGCACCGCAAATGCCACAGGAAACAACAGATCAAATGCCAACCGATCAACCTGAGGCATGATGAGCTGGCTATGGAGGTTAGCAATGGAAGCCAAGAAGCCGCGCAGGCAACAACTTGTTGCCGTCAAAGGGCAGATGAAGCCTCATATCTTTGCCGTCATCAGACTTAGCTGGTATCGCAACGGCAGGCTTTATACCGTAGAAGAAATGAATGTAGAAAACGGCACTGCTGAAACGCCAGAGGCTGTCATCATGCTGATCAAAGAGGCATTGAAGTCTGGCGCCGATGTCACCATGCAAACTGCCTGCAAGCCACAAGATCTAGGTATTGAATAATGGCAACCCCAGCAGTTCTATACCGTAATGCGATTGACCTTAACCGCTATAGCAATAGCGTTGCTCGCAGGCTGATCAATGCCTATAACGACATCATCATTGATGCTGTCAATCAACTGCGTGTTATCGACGAAGCTGCTGCACCTGTCAAAGCTGCCAGACTGCGTGCCATCTTGGCGCAGCTAAAAGCAAGCCTTGGTACATGGGCTGGTGATAGCACTGAACTAACGGCCAATGAACTGCAAGGTTTAGCCCAGCTTCAGTCTGAATTTGTCACCGAGCAGTTAGCTCGCGCTTTACCGCCAGGGATGCGCTCTGCTGTTAATACTGTTGAGATCAGCCCGCAGTTTGCCCAGTCAGTCGTCACCACTGATCCAACTCAAATCAACGTTGTAACTCTTAGTGACGATTTAGTCGCTGCAGTTCAAGGCGCACCGCAAACATTTAGCTTGACCGCTGCAAAGGGAGCAACTATCACACTGCCTAACGGTCAGGTTGTCGAAAAAGCATTTCGCGGCATTGCTGAATCACAAGCTGAACGGTTTGGACAGGTTGTAAGGAATGGTTTGCTGACTGGAGAAACGACGCCACAAATTGCGAAGCGTCTTATCGGAACGCTGCAGTTTGGCGAAAACCGTACTGTGAAACAGGCAATCGCAGCAGGGGGTGAGCTAACTACCATTCCAGACAATCAAGTAATGGCGCTTGTGCGTACCAGTATCAATCAAGTTGCCAATGCTGCCAGCCAACAGGTTTATGAAGCCAATCAAGACATCACCAAAAAGTACCGCTACGTCGCAACGCTTGACACTAGAACTAGTGCCATTTGCGCAGCATTAGACGGGCGTGAATTTGAATACGGCAAAGGTCCAACCCCACCACAGCACTTCAACTGCCGTTCAACGACTGTGCCAATCATTGATCCTGATATTCTGCCGCCATCTACAACAGCAACACGCGCTAGTCAAGACGGGCAGGTGCCGATCAATATGAGTTACGGCGAATGGCTAGCAAAGCAACCTAAATCCGTTCAAGCAGAAGCTATCGGAGCTAGCAAGGTGCCGTATTTCAACAAGCTTGCTGAAAAATACGGTCCCAAAAATGCTGTTGCAAAACTCGTGCGAGACGACGGATCTGAACTAACCTTGGACCAACTACGTAGCCGCTATGGAACTCCCAAGTCTTAGGCACTTCCGTAACGAAGGAATCTTCTTTATTAGCTCTGATCCGGTAGAAGCCTTGACCGGCGAAGCATGGGTGCCAGCCATTTATACCGACAAAGGCTGGGCTACTGCTGATGGATCTACACTGCTCTCAGCCGTTGAGGACTGGCGTTATGCCGTTAAAGAAGGGCAGCAGCAAAAAGACGATCCAGGAAAATATCAAACGGGAAATCAAAGCGGGAAAACCGCAAAAGCAAGCGGTAGCAATCGCATACGCAAAAGCCGAAAAATCACGCAAGCGGAAGGCTAAGTAAATGGCAATCGGTATCGGCTCACGAGTCGCTTGGACCTACCAAGGCGCTCGCACATTTGGCACCGTGACTGGCGTTGCCAAGAAACGCGCCACCATCACCACCCAATCTGGTGGGCAGGTGGTACGCATTGCTCAACCAGATGATCCTGTACTTGAAATTAAATCAGAATCAACTGGTAATAAAGTGCTGAAGCTGCGCTCTGAGCTGAAAGAGGCTCCGCTAAAGCGATGAAAGGCAGGATCTGGGAAGGCAACTGCACTTATCTCAAATGTACCGATGGCATCATCGAGGGGCGTTTTGTTTTCCCTTGCCCTGCTGACCCTCAGATATTAGGCGCCTTGATAGGCAGACTGGCAGAAGGTATCGAGGTTATTACCTGCACAGAGGACGACGACGATGATTGAATATCGTGGTGAACGCTTCGAGGGCTACAACAAACCGAAGCGCACCCCAAATCATCCGAACAAATCGCACGCAGTCCTTGCCAAGGAAGGCGAAAAGGTCAGGCTGATCCGCTTCGGGCAGCAGGGTGTTAGCGGCAGCCCACCAAAGCAAGGCGAATCAGATGCAGCAAAAGCCCGGCGAGCATCTTTCAAAGCGCGTCACGCCAAAAACATCGCCAAAGGTAAGATGTCCGCCGCATTTTGGGCAGATAAAACTAAGTGGTGATAACCTTCAGTTGCACTTAACCCTGCGGGTTATTCATGTCTGAAGACCAAACCAACCAAGAGCCTGCGGCTTCTACGGTTGATGCGGAAGCGTTGCAGCGCAGCGTTGAAGCCCTTGAACGCAAGAACAAAGAATTGATTGCTGAGCTTCGATCTGCCAAAAAAGCACCAGCCGTGCCAGATGGAGTGGATATCAACGAGCTTTTGGAGTTCAAGCGACGCGCAGAGCAAGCCGAACTTGAATCACAAGGGAAATACACCGAAGCGCGGCAAGCTTTGGAGCAGCAGTTCCGTGAGGCGACGGCGCAAAAGGACCAGCGCATTGCAGAACTTGAATCCCGAGTACGGGAACTTGAACTGCTTACACCAGCAGTCAGCGCACTAGCTGACATCGTGCATGATCCAGACTTGGTGCTAAAAACCAAGCTAAACGCTGATCAAATCGAGCGAGAAGCCGATGGCACTGTCGTCGTCGTGGATGGCTATCAACGCACACCGGTTAGCGAGTGGGCAAAGCAAAGTCTGCCAGCTTGGATGCAAAAGCAACCCAAACCACAAGGCAGCGGCGCACCTGCTGGACGCAGCACTGGTGAAATCCCGGCAGGCATCAAAAACCCGTTTGCACCTGAATCCTTCAACCTGACAGAGCAATCACGTCTCTTCCGTACTGACCGCGATCTTTATGACAGATTGAAAGCAGCAGCAGGGCGTTAAACTTTAACGTAACCGGCTGCGCTGGTATTTAGGGCTGCGCCCGACACCGTAAACCAATCTTGAGGACTTGTCATGGCGACTCTTCGCTCTGACATCATCATCCCCGAGGTATTTACGCCTTACGTCATTGAGCAAACCACTCAGCGTGATGCCTTCCTGGCTAGCGGTGTGGTGCAGCCCATGGCGGAGCTGAATGCCACCGAGGGCGGTGATTTCATCAACGTTCCCTTCTGGAAAGCAAACCTTTCCGGTGATTTCGAGGTGCTGTCTGATAGCACCAGCTTGACCCCTGGCAAGATCCAGGCTGACAAGCAAATCGGTGTGATTTTGCACCGTGGGCGTGCCTTCGAGGCTCGTGACCTTGCTGCGCTTGCGGCTGGTAGTGACCCCATGGCTGCCATCGGCGCCAAGATCGCAGACTACGTTGCCAACCAGCGTCAGAAGGATCTGCTGTCCTGCCTGCAAGGTGTGTTCGGTTCGCTGAACGCCAACACCAGCAGCTCGGCTTTCTTCGATCTTTGCATCGATTCCGAGTCTGCTGATACCCCCACTACCCTTAGCCCCCGTCACGTTGCTGAAGCCCGCGCCATCCTTGGCGATCAGGGCGACAAGCTGGCTGCGGTTGCTATGCACTCCAAGGTCTATTACGACTTGGTTGAGCGCCGTGCAATCGACTATGTGAGCACTGCTGATGCTCGGGGCACTTCGACCACTCAATCTGGTGGTTCGATGGTGGCTGCCTATGGCGGCGAAGTAAGCGTGCCGACCTACATGGGTCTTCGCGTAATCGTCTCGGACGACGTGCCTACTGCCGGTTCTGGCAGCAGCACTGAGTATGGCACCTTCTTCTTCACCAGTGGTGCAGTTGCTAGCGGCGAACAGCTTGCTATGCAGACTGAGACCGACCGTGACATCCTCGCTAAGAGCGATGCCATGTCGATTGACCTCCACTACTGCTACCACCCCGTTGGTGCCAAGTGGGGTGTTACCACTGTGAACCCGACCCGCGCTCAACTTGAGACTGTGGGTAACTGGTCGAAGGTGTACGAGCTGAAGAACATCGGCATCGTGCGTGCGACCAACGTCTCGAATATGGATTGAGGTAATTAACCATGGCATCCGTATTTGAAACCGTTGCTGGCAAGGCAATCGGCTACGTCTCTGGCGGCGCCGTAACCCAAGCGACCAGCAAGTCCACTGGCGTCACGCTGAACAAGCCCTGTGGCGCTATCACCATGCACAACGCTTCGTTGGCTGGTGATGCTGAGGTCTCCTTCACGGTGACTAACAGCGAAGTAGCTGCCACTGACGTGGTGCTCGTCTCCGTTAAGTCTGGTGCTACCACTGGTAAGTACCTGCCTTTCGTGACCGCTACTGCTGCTGGCAGTTTTGAGATCACTGTTTCTAACGTCGGTTCTACCGCAGGTGAAGCAGTGGTACTCAACTTTG